AACCTTGAAAAGTTAGCCTGCCGATTCATTACCAGTGATGACACAAAGGTAGCTTTCGGCGTTTGGTCAAAGCTCGTGGAATACAAGTTTGGCAAGGCAGTTCAGCCGATTGCTGGCGCAGAAGGCGCTGAGCCAATTAGAGTTATCGTAGAGACTTCTGGGCAGTAACTTGGAACTTCGCGTTCGCCTCCAGCCGAAACAATCCCACCTTCTAAAGCTCTGGAACGACTCACAAACAACCCGCATCGGCTTTGGCGGAGCACGAGGAGGTGCTAAGTCAGGTGGCGGCAGACGATGTATGCTGCTTCGCCGGCTGCAATACCCCAACACAACTGGTCTGATTCTCCGCAGAACCTACCCAGAACTGTATAAGTCGCACATTGTCAAGCTGTTCGAGGAGTTCCCTGTTACGCGCTCATGGTGGAACGAGCAGCGCAAAGAGGTGCTTTGCCCGAACGGATCGCGGCTGTTCTTTGGCTCAGCTGAGCATGAAAAGGACATGGCAAACTTCTACTCGGCTGAGTTCGCTGACATTATGGTGGACGAGTCGCAAGAGTTCAGCCAGGACGAGCTGGAAAAGCTGACCGGCTCAAACCGCTGCACCTCCAATCGAGACATCACGCCAAAGATGGTCTACACGTTCATGCCTGGTCTGTCAGAAGCCGGCATTCCGCCTAAAGGACTGAACTACCTGAAACGAGTCTTTCCCGATGGCCAGCTGCGCGGCGAAGAAGTACGCAATAAGTGGTCGTTTATTCAAGCGTTTGCGTGGGATAACGTTGAATGGGCCAGAACAGAGCTAGAGAAAGACGGGCTAGGCGAAGCTGACTTCTACTCTTGGCCAGAAGATGTGCGCCGAGAGTACTTCATCAACAGGACGGCTTTTGGCGCCACGCTCGCCGGCCTGACCAATGCTTATCTTCGAGAAGCCTGGTTATACGGCAAATGGGGAGCGTTTGAAGGCCAATACTTCCAGAACTTCCGCTACGACAAAGACACAGTTGACCCTGAAAGCATCATTATTAAGCCGTGGCACAAACGCTGGCTATCGGGTGACTGGGGATTCGACCATCCTGCTTGTTTTCATTGGCATAGCCAGGACGAAGCTGGGCTAGTCACAACGTACCGCGAGTTCTGGAGCCGAGGACTTGGCGAAGCGGAACTAGGCCGCAAGATTGGCGAACTGTCAGACGGCGAGGAAATTAAAAACTTCTATCTATCCTGGGATGCGTTCGGCAAGCTCTCAAAGGACACTCGCAGGCCCATTACCCAGCTGATTGCAGACGAGTTACCCGACAATGTGGCCTATCCCACGCCGGCAGATGCCAGCCCTGGAACACGTATTTCTGGTTGGCGTCTCATGCACCAGCTGCTTGACGCTGAGGAATGGAAGATTAGCCGCGACTGCAAGAAGCTCATTGAGTGTATTCCGACTCTTGTGCGCGATATGCAGCGCAACTCGGAAGATGTTCTAAAGGTTGACCATAGCGAGAACTACGTAGGCGACGACCCGGCAGATTGCGCCCGGTACGGACTCTCTGAAGAACTGGTAACTTACGTTGGTAAGCCGCTGATGGTGCGAGTTCAAGAAAGACTTGAACCTCTGAAAACCGACCCTACCCAAATCCTAATCCAGTATCATAGGATTCTGGCAGACGAGAAGCAGAAAGGACCGCGCTCGATGCCGATGAAGAGACACTGGCGCTTTTCCAATCGCTAGTTCTATTACTAAACAGCGAATTACGTCACAAAACTACCCGTAGTAACAAAAAGGTACGATTTTTGTTGACAGGTTCAGTACCAACCTTGTAGCTCTAGCGCACATGGCTGGCAAACTGAGCCGTGTGCTCGAATTTCTCACCAAGTCTCGCTATACCCGCCATTTAGAGCAAGAAAACGCAGATTTACGGGCTGAGCTGGAGCGTTGGCAGAATGCGCTGCTAAGCCAGCAAGGTCTACCGCCGATCACCCCGCGAGAGGTCAAGCCGCTGCCGGCAGGAAAGCCGAGGCTCCTGCCGAGCCAGTGGCGTGCCCGTATGGAGAAGTCCACTCACACGGAGAAGAAGCCCAATGTCCAGTAACCGGAGCCTCCAGCGAGAACAGGTGCTCTTGCGTAAGCCTAAGCCTGGGCCAAAGCCCAAAGCCATAACTCGGACGCAAATAAAGAAGCTCGAAAGGATTTTGAAGGGGTAAAGCTGTGGACACTCACATTGACAACGTAGTGCTGAACATGGATGGCACTCTGGTAATTACGCTCCTGAACCAGATGAATCCGGCAATGGCCGCAAGTTTCGTTGGCGCTAGTTCAGTAGTCCAGATCACGAATCCCTTTCCAACAGATTTGAAAGTTGTGGTGACGTTGACGCCTGCCAGCCCGGTGGCCACAGCGGTAGCAACGACAGACCCGGGTGGTTCAGATTCAGCCGGATAAAGGAGAAATGTAGCTATGAAGCATCCGGGGTTTAAGGCCGTTCAGAGCAAGATTCAGGGCGAAGGTTATTCCAAGCGTGCAGCCGGCGCCATTCTCGCCAATGCGAGCCGCAACGCTTCGCCAGCGGCCAAGAAAGCGAATCCGAGATTGAACCGCGTCAGCGGCGGCAAAAAGAAGTTTTCTCTATAAGGAGCGACGATGCCAGGAGCCTTAGTCAAAGCGACACCGGCCAAGTTAAACGGGTCCGTTCCTCTCACTGCACCAGCCGACATACCCTTCACAGTGCAAGCCAAAGAAGCAGGCGGTGATTGTGGAGCAATCTTTCAAAGCGTTGGCACAGTGACCACGCTGACAGCTTCTCTTCAGGCTGCCGTGGATGGAGTGAACTTCACGGATTACATCATCGCTGGCAGCTTCATCAGCAATACCGCGCCGCTGATTAAAGTCACTCTTGTTCCAGGGGTGCTTTACCGCGTCCACGCTACGGCACTCACTGGCAGCCAAGACATTTGGGCGTGTACGAGCTAACCATGAAGAAGCTCATATTAGCTCTGACCTTCTTTCTCGCACCAAGTCTATTCGCGCAAACTACGCAAACCGCTGTCACTGGCACGATTACCGATCCCAACTCTATTGCTTACTACCCAGCTACGGTGCAAGCGTGTCTCACGCCGGTAACGACTGACCCGGTAGTGAATGGCGTTCACGTCAACAACAACCAGGGCGTGAACTACTGCGGGCCGCAGGTCAGTACCTCGCCGGTTGGCTCGTTCTCAATGGCGCTTTGGCCGAATGCGGGGATTACTCCTGGCTCTACTCAGTGGACGTTCACAGTTACAGCGACAGGTTCATCTCCTCCGGCTGGCAAAGGGCCACAAACGTTTCAAGTTCCAGTTACCATTTCTGGCAGCTCGCAGAGCGTAAGTGCCACACTGTCAGCTGTGGCTCCCGTGTTGCTTAATTCCGGTAGTGCTTCCGGGTCGGGTTTCGCCAGCAAAAATGGCGTTGATGCAACGGCGAGCAAGTACGGTCTGAAAGCAGATACCAAGTACATTCCTGATGCTACCTTCACCAACGGTGCTAACACCATTTCTTGCAGCAACAATGATTGCAATTTTTCCGCCTCGGTAGACAACGGAAAAATCTGCTTCGGCACCAACATGACTTCGGACACGTCCATACTTACCAGCAACGTCGTCCTAGCTCAAGGCACTCTCACGGTTACTGGAGCGCAGACGGCGACATGTTCAGGAGGAAACTGGACTGGCAGCACAACCTCAACAAACGTTTTCGTATGGGGGTCGGATGATAGTGCTGCTCTCACAAGCGCATGGGCTGATGCGGTAACTTCATGCGTCGGAGTTTATCTACCATCTGGTTCAATGCTGGTGCAGAGCGCGCAATTCATCACGCCCAGCACAAACGATATTTGCGTGATTGACCGCGCAGCAGGGTACGGCGGTTATGGAGTAAACGGAACTGGGTTTGCGAATACCCGAATTATTCCAACGCCTAACTTCAGCTCGGCGAGTTGTACGGGTAGCGCAGCGACGGATACTTGTTTTTTCGGCGTGCCTGGACAGACCGTGATGGACTTGACCATCTGGGGAGCGGGAAACGCCAACATCGGCGCTGGCTTTAACGGAAAAGTTGGTGCTAAGAGCAATGGAACTGGCACGACTGCCGGGACTAATGCTTATTGGTACAACGTTGGACTTATAAGCTGGGGCGCGACCACGGCGGGATTCACAGGTCTTTCAGTAATTGGACAGTCCAATTCTCTTTTGATGGGAGTACATAACGACGGTTTCGGTGCGATTGGTTGCAATTTCAACGCTGCCACTGCGACCGGAATTACGATTAATCTTTACAACGTTTTTTGTGCGGTGGATACAGGTCCATCGGTGATTATGAGCGGTCCTGGTGGGGTGTACTCCTACGGTGGAGTTTACGGATGGACAACAAGCAATTCCCGCCCATCCGTTGACCTTACGGGGGGTGGTTCGTGGTGGAGTTATGGGGACAGCTTGCCGTTCCTAACCGCAACCAACCAAAGCACTGTGGGTTCTTCGACCGGCACCGGGGGAACCGTCTACTTTGACGGAACAAACATCACTAACCCGACAAATAATAGTGGTGTGTTCGGCCTGGGAATGAACGGCGGGATGACGCTATACGCCAGGAACAGCATCTTCAACACTTTTGCAAACAACGGCGCTACGCCAATCTTTGTCTGTGCTACATGCAAATTCTTTAGTCAGGGCGGAAACCTAATCCAAGGTGGCGGCGCTTCGAGTCTTATAACGGTCAACTCTGGCGGCATCTACAACTCGGTCGGTGGAACAGACAAATTCACTAACGTCACTCTCACGGCCATTCGCCCAACTCTAGTATCTACAGGAACCGGAACAGGCCAAACCGATACAGTTGACACTCCGTGGAGCTTTAACGAACAGGGGTCGATAACTGTTACGGCGG